ATGAGTCAGAAACCATCAATCCCCAAGGGAACACGTGATTTCGGTCAGCGGAATATGGCCGAAAGGAATTATATCTTCGACACCATCAAGAAGGTCTTCAGGACTTTCGGCTATGCCCAGATCGAGACTCCGGCTATGGAGAATCTGTCAACCTTGCTCGGAAAATATGGCGAGGAAGGGGACAAGCTTCTGTTCAGAGTCCTGAACTCCGGTGACTGTTTCTCAAAGGTCAACTTTGAGGATTACCGCAATGAGGAAGGGGGAGTGAACAGTGTCGCTCTTTCCAAAGAGATTTGTGAGAAAGGTCTTCGCTACGACCTGACCGTGCCTTTTGCCCGTTTCGTGGTCCAGCACCAGAACGAGATCTCCTTCCCGTTCAAGCGTTTCCAGATCCAGCCGGTCTGGAGGGCAGACAGGCCGCAGAAGGGACGTTACCGTGAGTTCTACCAGTGCGACGTGGACGTGATCGGCAGCAAATCTCAGGTCAATGAGCTTGAACTCGTGCAGATTGTGGACAAGGTGTTCAGCCTTCTGGACGTGAATGTGCTCGTGAAGATCAACAACAGGAAGGTCCTGACGGGTTTCGCCGAGATCTGCGGATTTCCGGACAAGGTGGTTGACATCACTGTGGCCATTGACAAACTTGACAAGATCGGCCTTGAGAGCGTTGAGGAGGAGATGCGTGAGAAAGGTCTGACCGACGGTGCGATCGCCGTGATCGAGCAGATTCTGAAACTGTCCGGTTCCACTTCCGGGAAACTGGCTTCGATGCGCTCGCTGATGAACGGCGGCTCCGCTTCCGGACTCGTTTCCGAGACAGGCCTCAAAGGTCTTGACGAGCTTGAGGAACTTTTCGGCCTGATCGATGCTGCCGGTGTAAAATGCCCGGTAGAGATCGATCTTTCCCTTGCCCGTGGCCTGAATTACTACACAGGTGCCATCTTTGAGGTGAAAGCCCTTGATTTCCAGATCGGAAGCATCTGCGGAGGCGGTCGTTACGACAATCTTACCGGAATATTCGGTCTTCCGGATATGTCAGGAGTGGGCATCAGCTTCGGCGCCGACAGGATCTATGATGTCTTGAAAGGCTTGGATAAGTTCCCTAAGTCATTGGCTTCCAGCACCACGCTTCTGTTCGCTTGTATGGGTGTCGAAGAGCTTCGCTACGTCCTTCCTGTCGCCGCCGCGTTGCGCTCAGAAGGTGTCTCCGTTGAGGTTTATCCGGAGCCGTCAAAACTCAAGAAGCAGTTTGACTACGCCGAGAAGAAGTCCATTCCGTTCCTTTCCATCAACGGTGGCAACGAGGTCGAGGCCGGCGTCATCCAGCTCAAGAACCTCACCACCGGCGAGCAGAAATCCTTCGCCAAGACCGACATCGCCGGAATGAAGGTGTTTATGAATATATAAGGATAAGAAATCTGTAGAACATATATCTGTAGGAAGTCTCCTTCTGAAATTTTGCACGTTACCAAAATTTCAGAAGGAGACTTCCTACAGAGTGATTCAGATCCGAACATTTTTTTGAAATATGTTTTGCATTTCAGAAAAATATTCCTACCTTTGTAGTCCAACATCGCGGGGTAGAGCAGTTGGTAGCTCGTCGGGCTCATAACCCGGAGGCCGGAGGTTCGAGTCCTTCCCCCGCTACGAATTTGCCGTAACTTCTTGTGTGTCAAGAAATTGCGGCAAAATTGTTAAAAATGCTGCGCCAGATTTGCGCCAAAAAAATTTGCGGTCTGAGCCGGTTCCTGTCAAACCTTTGTTGGGGAGTTCAAAAATTTCCCCAACAAAAAAAATGTCTTCAAGTCTCCGCACGACGAATGGCTTTATTCCGGCAAAAATTGCCGAGGGAAAGCGTTGGTATGTTGAATTCTATTGCCTCGATCCAGAAACGGGACGTCTTCGAAGGAAAAGAGTCTCCGTCCCGAAAATCAAAGGTGTCACCGCACGCAGAAGGTACGCCAGCGATATGGTGATCAACATCAATGAGCAACTTTCACAGGGTTGGAATCCATATCTGTCCCTAAACAATCCGGAGGAGTACACTCTTTTTGATGATGTCTGTGAGAAATATTACCGTTACTTGTACAAGTTGACGGAGTCGGACATTATGCGTGTCAAGACCTACAACGGCTATACCTCGTTCCTGAATGTGTTCCGTGCCTGGAATAAGGATCAGGTCAAACCTGTATGCTACGTCTACCAACTAAAGTCATCTGTTGTCTCGAAGTTCCTCGACTGGCTATGGCTTGATTGCGGGAAGGCTGCCAGAACCAGAGACAATTACCTCTCTTGGCTTCGCAGCTTTGCCGGATGGCTTATGGAGAAGAACTACATCAGCGAGGACTTCACGGCGAATCTTACCGCCGTTCAGGGAAAGCGCAAGTGTGCAAAGAACCGCACCGTCATCCCGAAGGAGACGATGCTTGCCATCCGTGAATATTGCGGCGAACGCAACCGCCACTATCTTTTGGCTTGCTACGTTCTCTATTATTGCTTCATACGCCCCAAGGAGATGAGCCATATCCGTATAGGCGACATCTCAGTAAAGGGAGGAACCATTTCCGTCAGGGCTGAATATTCAAAGAACCGGAAGGATGCCGTTGTGACCCTCCCGGATTGCGTGCTCAAACTGATGCTCGACCTTGATGTCCTGTCATGTCCCGCTGATTGGTATCTTTTCAGTTCCGGATTTCGCCCGGGTCCCGAACACCATCCGGCTAAGCATTTCGGTGATTTCTGGACATACCATCTGAAAAAGGATCTGAAACTCCCTTCCGAGTATAAGTTCTACAGCCTCAAGGACACCGGCATCACGGATTTGATCAAGGCGCGCACCGACCTCCTTTCTGTTCGTGACCAAGCCCGCCACCATTCCCTCCAGATGACCGACCTCTACACCCCTTTGGAGACACGCACCGCCAATGAGTCTATCCGCCACCACGAGTCCTACTTCTAAAAAAGCGGCACCCCTCCGGATGCCGCCAGTCTGTCAAAGAAAATGAAATGAAGTACTCGCTTGGCCCTAAGGCCGATTGCAATCAAGCGAATTTGACAGACGTTAATTCCTCTATGAATTTTTTCAAGCCATCTTCGAACTTCTTCACTGTTTTCGGAGATGGATTTCTGAAGCCGCTGATGTAGTGCCCCAACTGAGCTTGATTTATTCCGGTGATCCTTTCCAACCCAGCAAGAGAGAAGTATTCGGAATATTCCTTCAGAAAAGCAGGAAGTTCGTACTTATAACAGAACTCAACCTCCTCAAACGGCTTTCCGATTTCGGCATAGTATCTCTTTGTGTCCTCATAGCCACCCTCAAACACCTTGCGTGCCTCTTTGACGGTCTTTCCAGTTCCTGTGACGAGATATGACATATCGTCGGCATCCATATAGATGCTGAACTCGCCATCAGAAGCCTTCTCGATAATTGCGTTTACCTTTCTCATAATGTTATTCGTTTTGTTATGTGTAAGGCAGTGGGGATTAAATCCCCGCCGCCTTTTTGATTTTCGATAGAGTTCCTGGAGCGATTTCTTTCTTTCCGTGATTGCTTACCTGGAACGTCAGATCTGTTTTGGGGCTGTACCAGAGAGGATGTCCATTTTGCTGCCTTCCGGTATCGTAGCACCCTGCCTTTTTTAGTTGTCTAATCAATTCGTTGTATTTCATAACTCATTTCTTTAACTGGTACAAAGATAGGAATAATTATATCAACTTCCAAATTTTTCGACAACTATTTTCAAAATAATTCATTCTTTTTCAATCTTTTCTGCTGCTCCGCTTCTCCTTAGGGCATGACCGATGATGTCGAACTCCAACTCCTCATTCATGATCTTTCTTAGAGCCTCGTCCAGCTGGTAGAACGCTGCGTTCATCGACTTGATCTGCATATCGAGCCGCCCGTCCATCAGACCCTCTTTCCGCTCGTACATCTGTCTTTCCCATTCCGCGAACCGATCTGCAATTTGGAATAATTCCATTCTTGTCTCGATGATGAACGAATCCGCTCCGAGTCCGTGGTTTTCAGAGGCGACGGCCGCCTTGTCTGAATAATTAGTGGTAGTCATAACTAATTAAATATAAAATCCCTCCGCTAAGGTCTGACTACCACATACCAGCCTTACGGCATAATGCTGTTGTGGCTTTCGCCAGCAACGACCATACGGAGGGAAAATTTCCCTAAAAAATATGTCTGCAATCTATTACGGTGGTGTTTATAGCCGTAATAAGAATGCCAAGTATGTAGTAGTCGAAGGCAAAGGTAACGAACATTTCCTAATATCCAAGCGTTTCGAGGAAAATTTTGGACTTACCACTCGATGAGATTGTACGAGATTCCGGCACCGATGTAGGGGAGTGGGGTGATACGGTTGTTCTGGAGGGTTATGCCGTAGCCGGCCTGGAGGGATAGAGCCCAATGAGACCTATTTCGTGACGGAACGGAAATGGTCTGGGTCACGACCTTGGTTTCCGGAAAGATCTGGATCAGGTCGAGGCTTGGCTGGAAGCCGGACACCACCGCGCGATAGTCTTTGCCGGAATATTCCTTGCGCTCCCTTGGCAGTTGGACGAATGTGGTGTCGTGGATGATCACGATGTCGGGATAGGCGACAAGGAGTGTGTCAGTGATGGTGGTTAGGATGGGGACGGGGTACTCCACGGTGACGGTGTCCCTTACGATCAGGGTATCCGCCCTGGGTGTCTCGATGGACTCGGCGACCGCCGAGCGGTAGCCAAGCCTCCAGCTCAGGACGGAGACCGCGGCCACCAGCGCGGCGACAAGCAGAAGGATCCACCCCGGCTTCATCGCCTCACCCCTCCGATGTCATCGGCCCAGCGCTCGGTGTAGAACGAATAATAATCCACCTCCCGAAGCCTTTTGAACGTGGAGTGCGCCCAAGCCCACAGCAGGGACGGAAGCCCTATCACGATGAGGTAGAGCCAGCCGAGATATAGCGACTGCCTTGTGTGGCCATACTCGTGGCTTATGGTGTTACGGACGTATGATGAGCTGTTGTAGCGGTACTTCCACGGCAGGATGATGAACCGCCCGAGGCTTATGCCGCCTCTCATCCGTTCCGAGTAGAGGATGCGGACATCGCCGTAGGGTACCTCCATACAGTGACATCCCACGCTGTAAACCTGGAAGAGGATGAACCCCAGAAGGCACTGCGGGAGTTCCCACAGGATCCTCAGAAAATTGATAATCTCTTTCATAACTCAATATATTTGCGTCAAACGTCAATCAATCGCCAAATCCCGACAACTTACAGAGCCTTGTACTCACTTGTGGCGTCGAAGCACGGGCACGCCTTCCTGGCGAAGTCCCTGTGGCCTCTTATCTCCGCGTTCGGGTACCTCGCCTTCAGATCCTTCAGGAGCTTCGTCAGGGTCTCCCTCTGCGCAAGCGTCCTCGTGTCCTTGGCCTTGCCGGACTTGTCGAGACCTCCCACGTAGCACACGCCCACGCTGTCCGCGTTGCGCCCATGGCAGTGCGCCCCGACCTCGTTCTCCGGCCTCCCGGCGTGCACCGTGCCGTCAAGGTAGACGACATAATGGTAGCCTATCGTGCGGAATCCCCGCGCCTTGTGCCACCTTGTTATCTCCTCGTTCGTCACCCACCTGCCCTCCGGCGTGGCGGTGCAGTGCACTATGATGTAGTTAATCTTCCTTGCCATCGACCTTGACCTCCTCTTTGTTTTCGGATTCCCCCGCTTTGTTTATCGTTATCGCCCCCTCGATGTTCGCGCCCGTCCTCGCCTCGACCACGGCCTCGATGACCTTCGCCGCGTCCACCTTGACCTTCGCCTTGTGTCCGAACTTCCAGAAGTACCAGTTCTGGGCGATGGAGATCAGCTCCACGCCTATGACCACGAGCATCAGCGCGGTCTCGATGATGGTGTAGCCCGTGGCCACGGCCAGCGAGGACGCGAGCACCACCCAGCAGAAGTACTCCACGGCCTTGCCTATCGTGCGCCTTATGGCGCGGCTAATCCTGATGCGGTCGCCCTTGCGCTTGGCGGCCCTGATGCCGAACACGAGGTCTATCAGGATGACCACCGCGGCTATGATGAGGTAAGGCAGCATACGCTCGAAAGACTGCTGGAAAAACAACAACAACGCGGCCGATATGCCCGTGCCGACCACGACACTCCCCGTGGAGGCCTCGTCCGCGAGGATGTGGGCGTTGAAATCATTCATCTCCACCTCCTCCGGTGCCGCCCGGAACTACCTCGACATACAGCCCCACGAGCGCGGCCAGGTCGTGCGAGAGCGCCTGCCCGCTGTCCCTGGTGCACTTGTAGAGGACACCGCCCTGCGTGTAGTACTTGCCGTTGAATATCTCCATAGGCGGCGTGTACGGGATCGGGTCGTCCTGCGTACCCGCCGGCTCGACCTCGATGACCTCATAGAGCGCGGCTGTGGCCAGGCTTGGCGGCTGGTTATCCAGCACTGCGGCCACATCCTGGCGCACCCTCCAGAGCTTGCCGTCGTGGGACACGACCTGTCCTTTAGCCAGCGACTTGCCGACATAGGTGTCCCATGAATACACCAACAGCGGCCTTTTCAGCGCCTCTTCGTCGGAGATGTCTGTGCGCTCGTTGTACTGCTCCAACAACATCTCATGCAGCTGGTCATTAACGGTCGGCTGCGGCTCCGGCGGAGCAGGAGGGGAATATGAGATCCAACCATCCGCCAGCACCATCTCCTCTGTCGGGTTGATGATCTGGATGTTACCCTTAATAATGACTATTCGTGACCTGTCACGAATAGTTCCGTCCTTTATGTAAAGCTGTGTGTCCATAACTAAGATAGTTTTTTGATTACGAATGTTCCGGCAAGATTATCATAATACCTCAGGCCCTCGCCGATATCCACGGTATTTTTAATATCGCTTTTTTCCGTTATCTTAGAACCGTTGATATAGTACCCTGCAGTTATAGTATAAACGTTGATATCATCCTTCTTCGTGACGTCCGTTACTGTAAACCTGATTTCATGAGTATAGGTATACGTTTCTTCTAAACCGAAAGAAAAAATGATGGTGCCGAACATATATGCTGATATATCAATTCCGTAAGAATTTTTTATTATCCGTATATCACACATGTCGTAAAGTGCGCTCGTGCCGCCGTAGACCCGAAACGGATAGATGTAATCGCTTGTCGTCGTCGGAACATCCCCGGTCCAACTCACAGAATAGGATGCCCCGACAGTCAGTGTGATAGGCGCGTTCATAAGTTCAGGCGAAGTGTGCGGCTCAGTTGTGTTCACAAGCGTCCTCACACCTGGTATGCAACCCATCATTAATTTCCTCATCAAGCCCATGTTCTTTCCCTCCTGTTATGATGACGCCTTGAACACGCCGATGGTGGCGCAGTTGTTGACGATGACCAGCTGGCAGCAGGTGTTGCCCTCGAACGTCGGAACCTCGCCGTTCTGCCAACGCACGTCTGCCGGAACTGTCAGCGTGTAGTCTTGATTGGGTACATAGAACTGGCAGCAATACTCCTGCCCGTCCATATCTGCACCTGATGGTAGTGTCAGCGTCAGTCCACTACATCTTCCAACGATATTGAACTTGTCCGCGGCTAGCTCGATTGACTTTACGACAGCTCTATATGAGTTCCCGTAGCCGATGTCATCCGGTAAGGTCTTGACGACCTCCCCCTTCCTGACATACCCATCGAGACTTTGGTGCTCAGTTAGGAATCCGCTGTCGTTAGTCAACTGCGATGTTTTTGTAGGAACGTCAGATGCTTTGGCAAATCCGCTGTCGTTAGTCAACTGCGATGTCTTCGTAGGGACATCTGAGGCTTTGGCGAAACCGCTCAAGTCATTCTGCGTGATAATTTGATCATTACTTAAGCTTGCATTATATGTGCCATTCACCGATGATACGACAAACGTGATTACGTAGCCGCCGCTCAATGTCGCTAATACGATAAAGGTGTTGCCCCCGTCAATGCTAATGCCAGAGGAATAGACCATGCTGTAGGCCACGAATATCTTGTGTGCGTCAGCGGCAGCCTTGATCTCGTTGAACTGTTCCGCGGTCAGGGTTACGGTGCCGTTTCCCGAGGCGGAGATGAGGTTCATCAGCCACCCGATGTCGTAGGTCTGCGGGACTGTACCAGCCCTGTCAAGAAGCGCCTCCACCTGGGCGCCCGTATATTTGCTGTTGTATTCCATATTCGATCACATTTAATTTGTCTTCAGTACGTTGAACGTCCCGCCGTCCGACAGGATAAAATCCATGTCCGAGCCAGCGAACGGCTCCCTCCTTCCGGTCTGTGTGACGGTCAACGTGGCGGATGATCCTTTCGTGGTGGCCGCAGTGACCTCTACCGAGCGATCACAGCCCTCGTTCGGGTCGGCCTCGACGGAGACGACTCCTGGACCTTTCCCGGACACCGGGGATATTCTCAGCCAATCAGGTAATGCCATGATGTTCTGTTTTTTTTAGAATAAATTAGAAGATGAGAGGGGTAAAACCCCTCCCACCTTATGACAGTCTTATTCAAGAGTCCAGCTGTCGTTTGACTCTATAGTGAGCGTCTTGGATTCTCCGGCAGCCACAAAGGTGAGGCTCTCTGGAGTAAGGTTGATATAAGAAGAAGAACCCTGCTGACTGAACGTGAAGTCTCTGGTAGCAGTCTTGCTGCCCTCGCCAGTGACAGTTACTGTCACTACAAAGCCTCCACGAGGCTCGGTAGTAGGGTTGGCTCCAACAGAGACGATGCCGTCAGAAGAGAGAGCAAATCCAGTTGCAGCGGTCTTGACCTTTGGACTGAGATCAAAGACAACCGCAGCAGTATCGCTGGCCTCTGTTCTGGTAGCACCCGAAGTATAGGTGACAGTCTGCTTGGCTCCAACATAGGAGTTGTCTGTCATGTTGCGACTCTGGGTACCATCAGCCTTGAGTGAAACCTCTGTGGCAACGGCAGAGTCAAAGGTAATGTCACCGTAAGTGGCGGTATTGGCTGCCTGATATACATCCACAGAAGCGGACTTGGTAGCTGTAGTCTTCCAGGTAACTGTAGCAGTGAGAGTGCCTTTCTTAGTTCTGTTGGTAACAGTAGTGCCAAGTGAAGCAGCTGAAACTCCCTCACTAAATGTGATGGTGCAATCATCAGAGCCGTTGGTAAGGGCAACATCACTAGTGACTGAACCCGAGGTGTAAGTCTGTGAACCCTTGGCTGTAACCGTAGTAGAAGATACTGAACCTCCGGAAGCCGGAATGTCAGCTGGAGCAGCCAGTGTCACATCTGTAACGGCATAGGTTACAGAGTTAGCCTGCTGGCTAACTGAAACCTCTTTGGAAGCAGACTTGCCATTAGCATTGAGGGTGATGGTTACAGTACCTGAAATCACATCTCCAACTACTGTTGTACGGGATTCCGCGGATACTTTACCAGTAGCTTCAGCAAGGGTAAGAGATGTAGGCCATCCAGTCTTAGTTGCATAAGCAACAGTGCCACCAGTAGTAATGGTACCACCACCCGAGGTAACACCGTTCCATCCCCAAGGCTGGGAGAAGGAAACAGAAGGAGCATCAACTGTACCACCGGCAGCAGGGATTTGCTGATAAGTGCCCACGGTGAGGGTAACAGCACCATAAGACTTAACACCCTTGGCCTGTGTGATGACGATAGCATCAGTGACAACATCTCCGTTACCATTCTGAAGCTTGATCTCCAATGTTTTGGCAGCTTCAGTCTTATTCTCGGGGATTTTAATGTCGATAGTAAAGGAGAATTCTGCATCCTTACCTGGGTCGCCATCAATAGTAGTGTCGGTCTTTCCATCCCAAGAATCGTCATTGACAGCGTTGACTTGAATCTTGTAGGTGGCACCAGGGATAATCTTACCAGTAGTCTCGGCTACCTTGATGTTTGCCGTATTTGCAGTACCGGTAATCTGGATGGTGTCAGAACCGTCAGAGTTGCTACCTTTTGCAGCGGCATTGTAGGTCTTGGTCGGCACATTAATGAACTCAGCCTTACCAGCCTGAGAAACTGAGGTAGTGTCGGTTGCACCTCCAGTTGTTTTAACGGTGATTGTTCCACCTCTCTGCTGACGCCCAGTGTACTCACTGGCGGTAACAGTTGTGGAATCGTTCATGGAACCTGAGCTCTTGCCCAGTTTAATCCAACTCGGTTTTGCCAT